ATTATGTGATAATGGTGATATTTATGGGAAATGTTCTTTATTTCCATTGTATAACAATAATTTTTTGATTAACGGTGTTAAAGATGAGAGTGATTATTATTATTGTTCAACATCACGAATGAGTACTAAAATGTGTGGAACTGAAGGACAATTATATAAAAGAAAAAATAAGAAAAATAGGGGAAGTCAGGGAAGTGAGGGAAGTGAGGGAAGTGAGGGAAGTGAGTGAAGTGGAGGAAGTGAGTGAAATGAGGGAAGTGATGTGAGAGAAGTGGAAATTTCTTTGAATGAAATTATATGCGCTACAAACATGTAGTCTTATAATGGAACAAAAGAAATGCAAAAACCCCTCAGAATCGTCTAATATATTTATTGGAAATCCATATAAATATATTAGTGGGTATAATGTATTATGTTCAATTTATTCTTCATAATACAATCTCTATGCATTTGGAGTGGGGTAGTATTGATTAACTACAAAATAAATGCATACCGCCTTAATGGGGAAAGAAGGTTGGTCTCTGCATCCACACGAAAAGCATATCCATTATCTCCAAGGTATTATGAAGAATCCATCAAACGTCTGAATTCCCGCAACACGACAATTCAAAACAACGAAATCTTGAATTATTTTTCACATCGTTCCAATTATAGCGGTGCTGCATTTGAGTTGTATGGCGGAAATTATGACGATTATGATGAAGAAGCCCAATTGTTTGAAAACCTTAAAAATTTAGCATTGAATGGAACCAATGGTAAAGAACGAGAATTCAGTATTATTATTAACCGTGGGGATGGTGTTTTCGGTGAAATCGAATTTGAATTCAATACTCCTCGCGATGATGATTCTGAAATGGAACCAAAACGTCAAAAATACATGGGTAGAAAATGGGGCACTGGTAGTGGAGGGGGAAGTGGTTCGTCTTCTGCCAATCGCAAATCCGAAAATTTCGAAGTCATTGACAGTTGCGAAATTTCATTCAAAGATGTAGGTGGATACGATTATATTAAACTCGAATTGGATCAATGTATTGACATTTTGAAAAACTATACCAAATATTCAAAATATAATATTCGAGTTCCCAAGGGGCTTATTTTCGAAGGACCTCCAGGAAACGGCAAAACCTTACTCGCAAAAGCATTGGCGGGCGAAGCCAAAACAGGATTTATTGCGGTATCGGGTTCGGAATTTCAAGACAAATACGTCGGGGTGGGTGCATCCCGTGTACGCGAATTGTTTGCGCTGGCGAAAAAGAATGTTCCATGCATCATTTTTATTGACGAAATCGACGCACTTGGTCGAAGCCGTGGTTCCGACAATGAAATGGCCTCTGCGGAACGTGACAATACACTCAATGAATTACTCGTATCTCTTGATGGATTCAAAAACAGTTCGGGAATATTTGTGATTGGCGCGACCAACCGTGCGGATTTATTGGACAAGGCCTTATTGCGTCCCGGACGCATTGACAAGCGCATTTTTATTGCAAATCCCGACGAAAAAACCCGCCGTGCCATTATAGAAATTCATTCTCGGGGTAAACCGCGGGTATCTACTATACACATGGAAGATTTGGTTGAAATGACCGCGGGATTTTCCGGTGCGCAAATCGAGAATATATTGAACGAAGCCATGTTGAATGCATTGCGGTATGACCGAACAGCAACTACTTTGGAAGACATTGATGTGGTCATCAATAAAGTATTGGCGGGATGGCAACCCACCGAACACCAATTTACCAGTGATATTATAGACCATATTGCGGTTCACGAATTGGGTCACGCCATTTTGGGGTTGTTGTCCAAACATCATACCAAAATGTCCAAGGTCATTATTAATTTGTATTCTCCCAAGAGTCCTGCGTATACTGTATTTGAGAGTTCAACGTCCAGTATTTATACGCGCGAAGGATTATTCGAACATCTTATGATTTTATTGGGCGGACGCATTGCGGAAGAAATTATATATGGGGTTTCAGTCACCACAGGTGCAATCAACGACTTCAAAGAAGCCAAAGACTTGGCCGAGAAGATGATTACTTATTATGGATTGGGGAAAAGTGTAATATATCCCGATACCAGTGAGAAATACCGACAGAAAATAGATGACGATGTTGCAGATATTATTAATGAAGCCTATGGTTATTCCAAAATGTATTTGGAAAAAGCCCGAGCCATGATTTTAGAGGGCAGTGAATTGCTCAAAAAAGAAAAAACGGTCAAAGCCGAAAAACTCATTGAAATGATGGAAACCAAATATCCTGAATTGTTGGATTTACATCATTAAATTTTGTAGCATTTTTGCAGTTGTAAATAATGTATATTTGTAGATTTTATGTATATTTGTCAATATGCATAAAATATGAGGTTTGGGGAGGGTGGGGGGACCTGAACAAGGGTTATATAGAAATCACAGAAGATTTGTCTAAAAAGACATTGCGGACAATATTTTTTATTATTTTTTCGTGACTTTTATTTGTTTCATATTCGGAAGATTTCCCTAACCCACCAATGGATTCCATCATAATTTGTAAATGTTCTTTATAAGTGGGGGTATCCAATATATCCGAATCGGGATGTAATCTGTTCCATTCGGGAATTTTCTGTGTATTCTTAAACGCAATTTTACTAATGGCTTTTTTGATTTTATCTTTTTCGTCGTCTTTATCCCATTTGTTGTTGTCTTTTACATATAATGTTTCGCGTTTTATGTCGGTACAATGAATCGGCCGTTTATACACATCCAATTGTTTCAATCCATTTAAAAAAATGCGCGATATTCCTTCTACATATCCCAATCTTCCCACGTTTTCCAAATCGTTAAACCCTATATTCAAATCATTTACAAAATCCATTATATTCATTGCATCTTTGCATTTTTCATTTAAAAATACGTTTAAATTGAAATTATTGCTGTTTGTATTGTTAATAATTGTGGTTTTATTCGACAAATCCACTATTTTGCTGTTTTGTTCCATGAGCAAATTCTTGAATTCTTGATTTTGTTTAATGAGTTCCATTACAATTTCATTTACACTCGATTCATTTTTGGGTAATGTGGATTTATGGATGTCATCGTTACATTTACATTTCTTTGTATGAAACCATAATCCTGCACGAGAATCGTATTCCTTTTCACAACTGTTACATATAAATCGATTTTGTATATATGTGGAGTTTAGGGAATTAGATTCGGATACTAGAATATGCGGGGAATTGCAATTGGTTTTGTGTTTTTTCGTCTCTAAATGACGCATATATCCTGTACGATTTTTTGTATTAAAATTACATAATTCACAACTATATATTTTGACTTTAATCATCCATATAGGTTATCTACATTCTTATTAGAAAAAACTCTAAGTTGTTTTGTAATTTTCATTGCTCATAAAATTGAACGCAATTCTGTATTGGGACTCATTTGCATTCTTATACAATGATTCATGACATACTTTGTTTATTTGCATTTGTGCGTTTGTTATGCTTTTTGGTGTTGCATTACAAGGTGGATTATGAAGCCATCAAAACTAAGAGGCATGTGATTGCGGATAATATTGAACAAATTCGGGATATTTTAGACATTTATTGTAGTCGAAATTCGGCGTTTGCGGTATATTGCAAAATAAAAAGGAATACAATTGATGAACACTATCTTCTTGCAGAACAAGAAAACACATATTCGCTGCAAACTGAGAATATTTCGCGTTTAGCGGTGGATATTGAAAATCTTGAAAACATGGAAAGATCTTATTATGGCATTTACAAGGACAATATTTTATTTGCATAATATATATGAGTAGAAAAGTTGTACCTGATAGTCACGTAGTACCTAATAACTCTAATAGTACATTTTTAAAATGGTTTCCAAGATCTAATAGCGTTTCACCTGATAGTCACGTACCTAATAACTCTAGTAAAGTTGTACCTCTAAATGTTTTATCTGAACATCAGATAAAAGATATAAATGAAAAAATACTTGTGTTAAATGAAAAACGTAAAATATTGTATAATAATTGGCGCGTTGGTAATGAACCAATAAACGATAATTACAATACTAAAATCACCGATATAGATAATGAAATTAATGAATTGCAAAATCAAATTGAAGAATCAAACAATAATAAAGAGTTAGAAAAATATACACGCTCTTCTGCTGGAAAATTAAGAAAATCAAAAAAAATCAAAAAATCAAAAAGAAAAACAAGAATTCGTTATAAAAACCGCAAATCAAAAAAGCATTGACCCTTTCACTAAATAAATAATTTATATACTTTTTATTGGTTATCTATTTACAATAATGTTGGAACTTTTCCTATGAATTTTTTCATGCTCTAATAGAAGTTAAATTTAGAATCCCCTAATATTTGCTGTAACACCATATTTAGTGTTTCTTTCTCTTTCCTCTCCATAATCTCCTCTTTTTTGCATTCATAGAACTTCGTATACTTTGTATAATACAACATCCTGCCTGGTATATACACCAGAGTATACTGTTCTGGGTGATTTCTATAATGTTTATAAGGATATGTCTGAATGCCCGTTATTCCCGGGCCACTTTCGTGACTTTTATTGATATTTTCCACCCCCTCAAAATGAACAGAATCTAAATAGTCGCAACAATTATTTTTGGGTATATACTTTTGGAAGACCCCTTTTTGTCTTATTTTTTCATATAGTGTAGGATAAGGTGTAACTGATTCAATATAATACACTTTACCTGGCACTAAATCAATTGCTTGTACTTCTTTCATTTTTCGTTTTATTATTTGTTTTTATATGCAAACAATAACAAATAATAAAATAGTTCAATTTTTCAAATGGGCACATGTCTTGCTCTCAATAATTGTACAAATTCTTCACGACTACATTTCAGTTTATCCATATGCGGTTTATGCAATCCACATGGGTCTTCATAAAAAATCGTTTCCACTGCAAATCGTTTTGCACTTTCTAGTGTGGGTATATTTATTTGTGGATTTACTTTTTTTTCTTCTAACAACATGTATGCAAACCATGCGTCTTCATTGATTGGCATTTTGGGATATTTTTGAGTGAGCATTTTCATTGTCTCTACTTTTCGTAATGATAACCCTCCATTCCCAACTTCTAAAACGCCAAAGAATTTCATAAACCATGGCGCGCCTACATAATCATAAATTAAAAAATCGTCTATATTGGATTTCAATAATAATGTATCTGTTTGAAAAATAAGTGCATGTTTACATCCGACTTGTTCCAATGTTTCCCAAAATGAAGTGGACATTAATACGTTGTTATATTCTTCTGTATTCAGATTTTCTACATTCATTTGCACATAACCCACATTTTTCCAATTTTTTAATTTATTGTGTAGATAAGACTCATTTTCGGTTCCATGAAAGATTATTAGTCCCCATCCATGTTTTTGTAATAAATACATGAAGTTTTTTATTACTGGAATCAGTTTAGGGTGAGTCCTGGGTTCAATCATTACACAATATTTGGTTGTGTATTTAGGTATTTTTGTGAAATGGGTGTGATCTAAGTTCTCGAATTGTTGCAAATATAAATCCCATTCAGGTTGATCCATTATTAATTTATATTAATATTATATAACATCATGTCGGGTTTAACCATTTTTTTGGGAATTGTTATATTTATTTTATTGTTTACTGGGTTGCTTTATTTGTATAATCGTTTTTTAAAGGGGGCAATTATTTATGATTTGAAAAAGACAAATCCTGGAATAACAGTAAGTAAACCGACCTCATCGAATTATTATTTTTCAGTGTGGATTTATGTAAATAGTTTTAAGAATGAAGGCGTAACTAATGTTACTGGTTCTCCATATGATCCTCAATATGCTGAACAAGGAAAACCTATTTTCTATTATGGAGAGGTATTTGATGAGACTCCGGTTGGTAGTAATAAATATATTCTTGATAGTACAAATGATGAAAGTAAATCCCTTGTATATCTCCAATTAGGTGCAAATTCCCCCAAGTTGCAATATTATTATACCACTGCTACAAATTCGAAATATAAATTTATAAACATAACAGAAAGCCTTCCTATTCAAAAATGGACACATGTTATTATTAGCACTGTAGGAGGAGTTTTGGAATTTTATTTAGACGGCAAATTAATAAACACAATTGCAGGTGAGACTCCACTAGTAAGTAATTCTGCTACAGTTATAAATATTGGACAAAGAAGCGAAAATAAACCCCACGATACCTTTATTTCCCGATTGCAACGAGTCCCTGAGGGCGTTGATGCAAAAACCGCATTTGATTTGTATAAAAAGGGTCCTGGAACAGGATTGAATATGGGTTCAAGTAAATATGATTTATCAATGAAACTTACTCAAAATGACAAGACAATAAAAACATATTCCGCAAGTTCTATTGGAAATATTTTCAAGTAATAATATAAATAAATATTATATGTCGGGTTTAACTATTTTTTTGGGAATTGTTATATTTATTTTATTGTTTACTGGGCTATTATATTTGTATAATCGATTGTTAAGCGGGGCTATTGTATATGATTTGAAAAAGACAAATCCTGGATTAAAAGTAAGTAAACCGACTTCATCGAATTATTATTTTTCAGTGTGGATTTATGTAAATAGTTTTAAGAATCAAAACGTTATTAATAATGTTTATACTGAAAAATATGAGGATAATCGTGCCGAAATAGGAAAACCCATTTTCTATTATGGTGGACCATTTACTACTGGATTTTTTAACTATACTGGTAGTACTAATGTTGATTTTGTATATTTACAATTAGGTGCAAATTCGCCCAAACTACAATATTATTTTTCGCCTGATAATTATAATGATTATAATAAGTGTAACTTTATAAACATCACAGAAAATCTTCCTCTTCAAAAATGGACACATGTTATTATTAGTACTGTAGGTAGTACATTAGAATTTTATTTAGACGGAAAATTGGTTAAAACATATACCCATATTGCAACACCAAATGTAAGTGCAAATTCAAACACTACAATACAAATTGGAACCCAAGATAAACCCGTTTACCACGATACCTTTATTTCCCGAATGGAAAGAATACCCCAGGGTGTTGACGCAAAAACCGCATTTGATTTATATAAAAAGGGTCCTGGAACAGGTTTGAATATGGGTTCAAGTAAATACGATTTCTCGTTGAAACTTACTCAAAATGACAACGTCATAAAAACAATTTCCGCAAGTTCTATTGGAAATCTTTTCAAGTAATTTAGTATAACCCTTTCCCACTACAATAACGTGAAAAAGTAAAAAAATAATATAATATAAAAGTTCAAATCTATTATATTATATACATGTCATCTCATTATGTTTCGAACAAATGCAACGGCGATGGGTTCGGTAGTCAGTTTCAATATCTCATTAGTATATTACTTATTTGTTATCGCAATAACTACCCATTTGTCTACAATAAATTGACCTCCATGGAGCACAATTATAACAATGACCCTGATTTCATGGAAAAAATGGAAAATCTCATGAACATAAGACCCTATTTTCCACGG